TGCGAGCAGATCGCGGAAGGCCGAAGCTTGCGTTCCGTCCTCAAGGATCCGGGAATGCCAGCATCGTCCACGGTGTTCAAGGCGTTGGCCGAGAACGGCGGAAAGAACGCGTTCTCGGAGCAATACGCCCGCGCGCGCGAAGCTCAGGCCGACGCGCTGTTCGACGAGATCTTGGACATCGCTGATGAGTCGGCGAACGATTCGTACACCGATGAGAACGGGAACGAGCGGACGAATCAAGAGGTTGTTGCGCGCTCGAAGGTTCGAATCGACGCACGCAAGTGGATGGCCGGGAAGCTTCGGCCGAAGGTCTACGGTGACAAGCTGGACCTGAATCACTCGGGGCAAATCGCCCTGCCACGCGAGATGAGCGAGGAAGATCTTGTCCGTATCGCCGCAGGCGGCAGCGACTGAACTGCTTGCGCGTCGGCGGGCCAGAGACGGCTTGCTGGCGTTCACGGGCTACACGAACAGCGCCTATGTTGCTGCGCCGCATCACAACCTAATTGCGGAGAAGCTGGAAGGCGTTGCGCGGGGTGAGATCAAGCGGCTGATGATCTGCATGCCGCCGCGTCACGGGAAGTCGGAGCTTGCCTCCAGGCGCTTCCCGGCGTGGTTCCTGGGTCGAAACCCGGGTAAGCAGGTCATTGCCGCCAGCTACAACAGCGACCTTGCGAACGACTTCGGTCGCGAAGTGCGGAACATCGTGGCGAGCCCTGAGTTCCAGAACCTGTTCAAGGTGGATTTGGCGCAGGACTCGAAGGCGGCGAACCGCTGGCACACGAGCGGCGGCGGGATGTATGTCGCTGCTGGTGTGGGGACGGCAATCACTGGTCGCGGCGCTGATGTGCTGCTGATCGATGACCCGTTCAAGGACCGCAAGGAGGCTGACAGCGAGCTTCAGCGGAAGACGGTTTGGGATTGGTACACCTCGACGGCTTACACCCGGCTGATGCCTGGTGGTGCTGTGGTGGTCATCAATACGCGCTGGCACGACGATGACCTGTCCGGGCGCTTGCTGTTCGAGCAGGAGCAGGGCGGCGACAAGTGGGAGGTGCTGAGCCTTCCGGCCATCTCGAACGACGTTGCGCTGTGGCCTGAGTGGTATCCGCTGGAGCGGCTGGAGCAGATCCGGTCTGTCCTTCCGGCCCGCGATTGGAACGCCTTGTACCAACAGAACCCGATCCCTGATGACGGGGACTACTTCAAGGCCGATTGGTTCAGCGACTACGACGAGTTGCCCGAGAAGCTGACCGTCTACGGAGCGAGCGACTACGCCGTCACGGACGGGGCAGGGGACTACACGGAACACGGAGTGTTCGGCGTGGACTTCAACAAGAACCTCTACGTGCTCGACTGGTGGCGCGGGCAGGCAACGTCGGACGTGTGGATCGATCGCAAGTGCGACCTGATCGTGAAGCACAAACCGGCGTGCTGGTTCGGCGAGGCCGGTCCGATTCGTCGGGCGATCGAGCCTTTCATGATGAGCCGAATGACGCAGCGCAATGCGTTCTGTCGCGTGGAGTGGTTGCCCAGCGTGGCTGACAAGCCGACGCGGGCCCGGAGCATCCAGGCGATGGCGAGCATGGGGAAAGTGTTCTTCCCCAAGAACGCGGCTTGGAAGGGCGATGTGCTGGGGCAGATGCTGCGTTTCCCGGCAGGCAAGAACGATGACTCGGTGGACGTGATGAGTTTGTTGGGCCGTGGCCTGGAGTTCATACGCACACCGTCGATGGCTCGGCCGAAGCCGAAGTCTCAAGGTGCCATGTCTGGCGGATGGATGGTGTAACGATGAAACTCGGCAAACGCGTCTTCGGCGCTGCGTCCTGCAAGCTGGGCCGCACGGTTCAGGTGCCGGAACACATGCGAGACAGCATCGTGGAGCTTTCGGCGCTGTTCTGCCCCGCTGCTCAACGCCGCGAAGGCTTCGCGACCGCTCTGGTGGGCGAGATCTGCAACGAGGCCGACGACGAGGGCAAGGTTCTGCTGCTGCACGTGGCTCCGTACGCGCCGGGTGGGCTCGACAAGGCTCAACTGACGCAGTGGTACGCCGACCGCTTCGGCTTCCAGGCCATCCAGGCCGAGCCGTTGCTGATGGCTCGCATGGTGGGCGCAACTCCGCGCCAAACGATCAAACCGGTGGCTGCTGCTGCCATTCAACTCGCGAACTGATGATCACCGAAGCCGACGCCCCCGACGACAAGCCCGCGAAGGGCTCGGACGACGAGGCGATCATTGCCGAGGCCGTCAAGTTCTTGAGCGATGCCGCGTCTGTTGAGTCGGAGAACCGCTCGAACGCGCTGGATGACCTGCAGTTCCTTGAAGGCTCGGGGCAGTGGCCCGCACAGATCAAGGCGATGCGTCAGGCTGAGGGTCGTCCTTGCCTGACGATCAACACGCTGCCTGCGATGACGCACCAGGTGACGAACGATCTTCGGCAGAACAAGCCGTCCATCAAGGTGCATCCGGTGGACAGCAACGCCGATGTGAAGACGGCCGAGGTGATGCAAGGGCTGATCCGGCACATCGAGTACGACAGCAATGCCGAGGTGGCAATCGTCACGGCGGCCACGTACGCAACGGCGTGCGGCCAGGGGTATTTCGAGATCATCACCGAATACGAGTCGGAGACCTCGTTCGATCAGGTCATCAAGTTCCAGCGCATCCGCAACCCGTTCACGGTCTACATGGGGTTCCACGTCCAGCCGGACGGGAGCGACATGAAGAAGTGCATGATCGTGGACGACATGCCGAAGGTGGACTTCAAGGCAGAGTTCCCCGACGCGAACCCGGGCGATGGGTTCAATACCGGGATTGGCAACAACGCTCCGGGCTGGATGACGGACAACATGGTCCGCGTGGCCCGGTACTTCCGCATCGAATGCGAGTACCAGACGCTGTGCCTGCTGAGCACGGGTGAGGCGGTTTTCAAGGACGAGCTTCCGAAACCGCTGCCCGAAGGCGTGGAGGTGGTGAGGGAGCGCAAGTCCGAGCGCCGCAAGGTCATGGTCTACAAGCTGACCGCCTGCGAAGTGCTGGAGAAGACCGAGATTGCGTGCAACTGGATCCCAGTGTTCCCCATCTACGGGGACGAGCTGGACATCAACGGCAAGGTCTCCCGCAGTGGCCTGATCCGGCACTCGAAGGATCCGGCGCGGATGTACAACTTCTGGATGACGAGCGCGACCGAGGAAGTGTCGCTCCGTCCGAAGACACCGTACATCGGAGCTGAGGGGCAGTTCGAGGGTTACGAGGAAGAGTGGGGCAGCGCAAACCGCGTGTCTCATGCGTACCTGCAGTACAAACCTGTCGATCTGAACGGCAGTCTCGCACCGCCTCCGCAGCGCCAGCCCATGGCCGATGTGCCGACCGGCGTGCTGGCGATGGCTGGTCATGCCCGCGAGAACATCAAGGCCACGATGGGCCTGTTCGACGCCTCGCTCGGCATGCGTGGCTCCGCAACGTCCGGCAAGCAGGAACTCGCCCAGCAGCGCGAAGGCGACACGGCGCAGTTCCACTATCAGGACAACACGAACATCACGCTGCGCCACGTTGGTCGCTGCCTGCTGTGGATGATCCCGCGCTACTACGACACGCCGCGTGCGATCCGCATCCTGGGCGAAGACGAGAAGCCGGGTTCGGCCGTCATCAACCAGGAATTCGAGACCGGCAAGGTGGACCCGGAAACGGGCGCGGTCGAAAAGGCCATGCACGATCTGTCAGTGGGCGAGTACGACTGCACCATCACGAGCGGTCCGAGCTACACGACGATGCGCCAAGAGGCTGCTGCTGCGATGACCTCGTTCGGTCAGGCGTGGCCCAAGCTGATGGACATTGCGGGCGACAAGGTTGTGAAGGCGATGGACTGGCCGGGCGCTGACGAGATCGCCAAGCGCATCGAGCGCACGATCCCGCCTGAGATCCGTGGCGACGAGGACGGCAACACGCCGACCCCGATGGTTCAAACGCCGAAGGGCCCGGTTCCTGTCGAGGCCGCATCGCAGATGCTGGCGCAGATGGATCAGGCGCTCAAGGAAACGAGCATGCAGCTTCAGGACGCCGAGAGCGGCTTGGAGAAGGCTCGCATGGACAACGCCACCAAGATCAAGGTGGCCGAGATCCAGAGCGTGAACAAGCTCGATGTCGAGGAACTGAAGGGCATGGTGCAGATGCTTGTGTCGAAGATGCAACCGCCGCCCATGCTCGTTGCCGACGCCATGGTGGAAGGAAAGGCCGGAGAGGCCCCGCCAAGCGCGCAAACAGCAGCGCCGCCACCGATGGCAGCACCCGAACAAACCGAACCGCCTCAGGGCGGTTTTTCTTTGCCTGAACAGGCAGAGCAGCCCATCGGCTGACCAATTCCGCGCCGCCGAAGCCCTGGCGGATCAACGCGCAAAAAGGCGAAACAACTCATACCGGCTGAGTGAGCCCGGGCCTCAATACGTGGGATGACCATGCCTGAAGAAATCGTGAGTGAGCAACCTGTTCCCGTTGTGTTTGATG